CCTTGTTGATGTTGATGATACTCTTAATTCTATCTTTAACTCTGATAGTGCTATCGGATATTATGTTTCTCAACGAGCAGGTATTGGCATCAATGCAGGTCGTATTAGAGGAATCAATTCTAAGATTAGAGATGGAGAAGTTCAGCATACTGGTGTTATTCCATTCTTAAAGAAGTTTGAAGCAACAGTGCGTTGTTGTACACAGAATGGTGTGCGTGGTGGTTCTGCTACTACACACTTTCCTATCTGGCACAAAGAGATTGAAGATATTCTTGTACTTAAAAACAACAAAGGTTCTGAAGATAATCGTGTGCGTAAACTCGACTACTCTATTCAGTTGTCGAAATTATTCTATGAAAGATTTCTAAAGAACGAAGATGTTACTCTATTCTCGCCTCACGATGTACCTGGTCTATATGAAGCATTCGGTACAGAAGAGTTTGATGAGTTATATGAGAAGTATGAGAGAGCATATAGTGTACCTAAGACGACTATTCCTGCTAGAGACTTAATGATTAGCATGTTAAAAGAACGTGCAGAAACAGGTCGTATCTACCTTATGAACATCGACCATTGCAATACTCATTCTAGTTTCAAAGACAGAGTGTATATGTCAAACTTGTGTCAAGAGATTACTCTACCTACTAAACCTATTCAGCATATCGATGATGAAGATGGTGAGATTGCATTGTGCATTCTATCGGCAGTAAATGTAGGTAGTCTAAAATCTACTGATGAATTAGAAGACTTATGTGAACTTGCAGTTCGTTCTCTTGATGAGATTATTGACTATCAAAAGTATCCAGTACTCGCCGCAGAAAAGTCTACTAAAGCAAGACGTAGTTTAGGAGTTGGATATATAGGTCTAGCACACTACCTAGCAAAGCATCGTGTGAAGTATGATGATGCAAAAGCACATGAGATTGTTGATGAGTTGTCAGAGAGTTTTCAGTATTTTCTATTGAAAGCATCTAACGAATTAGCACAAGAGAAAGGTGCTTGTGAGTTATACAACAGAACAAAGTATGCTCTAGGTATATTACCTATCGACACTTATAAGAAAGATGTTGATGACATTGTAAATAGAAAGTTAAGTCGTGATTGGATTACTCTACGCAAGAACATTAAGTCACACGGTCTCAGGAACTCAACTCTGTCCGCACAGATGCCATCAGAGAGCAGTTCCGTTGTGTCAGGAGAAACTAACGGAATCGAACCTCCTAGAGGATATCTGTCCGTTAAAAAGTCAAAAAAAGGGACTCTTAAACAGATTGTTCCGCAGTATTCTACATTAAAGAATGCTTATACTTTGCTATGGGATATGCCTTCAAACGAGGGGTATATCAAAGTAGTAGCAGTGATGCAAAAATACTTTGACCAAGCAATCAGTGGTAACTGGTCATACAATCCAGAGAACTACGAGAATAACGAAGTGCCAATCTCAGTGATGGCGCAAGACTTATTGACAACTTACAAGTATGGTTGGAAGACCTCATATTATCAGAATACTTACGATGGTAAGACTGATGACGATGTAGAAGTTTCACCAGAAAAAGCATTGACAAATACACAAGAAATGATGTATAATAACGACAATGAAGAAGAAGCGTGTGACGCTTGTGCAATATAGGAGCAACAAAAAGAAATGGTAAGCGTATTCAATCAGAAGAAAGTAGACTACACGAAACAACCTATGTTCTTTGGTGAGGACCAAGGAATGCAGAGATATGATGAATTTAAGTATCCTATCTTTGATAAGTTGACACAGAAGCAGTTAGGATTCTTCTGGAGACCAGAAGAGATTTCATTACAGAAAGACCGTAATGACTATAATGAGTTGCGTCCTGAACAGAAACATATCTTCACATCTAATCTAAAGTATCAGATTTTACTTGATAGTGTGCAAGGTAGAGGTCCTGCATTAGCATTCATGCCTTACTGTTCTATACCAGAACTAGAAGGTTGTATTATTGCATGGGACTTCATGGAGACAATTCATAGTCGCAGTTATACATACATGATTAAGAACTTGTATAGTCATCCATCAGAAGTATTTGATACAGTAATTGATGACGAACATATCATGGAACGTGCAGATAGCATTACAAAGTGTTATGATGACTTCATCAACTATGCACAGAGATATCAAGTGACTGGTGAAGGTACTACAAAAGAATTAAAACGTCTACTATGGAGAGCATTAGTAACAGTTAACATTCTTGAAGGTATACGTTTTTATGTATCATTTGCTTGTACATTTGCATTCGGTGAATTGAAGTTGATGGAAGGCAGTGCAAAGATTATATCTTTTATTGCAAGAGATGAAAGTCAACATCTTGCGATATCGCAACATATAATTAAAGCATATAAGAATGCTGAACAAGATAAAGAGATGCTTGAAGTTATCAAAGAAGAAGAACAATTCATGTACGATATGTATCGTCAAGCAGTAGATGAAGAAAAGAAATGGGCACAGTATCTTTTCAAAGATGGATCAATGATTGGTCTTAATGAGAAGTTATTGTCAGATTATGTCGAGTGGGTCGCTAATAAAAGAATGAAAGCGATTGGACTTGACCCTATCTATCCGATTAAACCAGGTGACAATCCGTTACCTTGGACAATGCACTGGTTAAATAGTAGTGGTTTGCAAAATGCACCTCAAGAAACTGAAATCGAATCCTATGTCATTGGAGGAATTAAGCAAGATGTTGAGACGGATACATTTAAAGACTTCAAGTTATAGGAGAGAAAATGTCGAGACAGAAACAGTACCACTGTACAGATTGCGAAGCAGAATTTAAGATATCGCATAACATGGACGAAGACTATTATAAGATAGAAATGTGTCCATTCTGTGGTGCAGAAGTAGAACAAGAATTAGATTTTGAAGAGGATTAGAATATGAAATTAAAAGATTATGAAGAATTTGTCAGTACTGTAACATCAACTGAAAGTCAGAATTTATCACATTTGACTAGAAGAATGTCTTTACTAGATACTGATGAAGTAAACATTGCCTTGTTGATGACAGGTGCAATGGGTATTAGCAGTGAGGGAGGTGAATTTGCGGAAATCGTTAAGAAGGCATTATTTCAAGGAAAACCATTGGATGATGATACCATATTTCACCTCAAGCGAGAACTTGGGGACATTATGTGGTATTGGATTAATAGTTGCAGAGCATTGGGTCTAGACCCTAACGATGTAATTAAAGAAAACGTATTCAAACTAGAAAGTCGATATCCTGGCGGCAAGTTTGATACATACTTTAGCGAAAACAGGAAACAAGGAGACTTATAATGAAAATACTATTAGCAACAGTTGTAATATTATCACTTGGTGCGTGTAACTATGCAAACGCAAATGAAATTGGTAGAGTTGCAGTAAGTGACGTTAATAAAACAATCATCAACAAAGAACCATATCAAGTAGAAGTGTGTACAAATCAAACAGTGCGTAATGATACTACAGGTGATATGATTGTTGGTGGACTAATTGGTGGACTCATCGGCAATCAAATTGGTAAAGGTGGGGGTAAGAATGCCGCTACTGGTATCGGTGCATTGACGGGTGCAATTATTGCAAACGATAAGAACGCTGGTTCAAAAAATCAACGAGTGTGTAGAATAGAAACTAGATACAATGAAAGTCAAGTCACAGTATACAGTCATTCTATTGCGTCATTCGAATATAATGGACGATCCTACTCTCTCAGTTTTAAGAAGTAGTGCGTACAATGTACGCTGGTATTGACTATTCATTAAGCAGTCCAGGTATATGCATATCAACCTCAGAAGAGATGAGGTTTGATGACTGTAAGTTTTTCTTTCTAACATCGAAAAAGAAATATGAAGGTACCTGGAAGAATATCTATGGCGATTTGCATAAACCATGGAACACACCTGAAGAGAGATATCACAATATCTCTTCATGGGCGATGAGTATTCTGCGACACGAATATGAAACTATCACAATCGAAGACTATTCAATGGGATCAAGAGGTCGTGTATTTCATATAGGTGAGAACGCAGGTATTCTAAAGTATAGACTATGGAGAAACAAACACGAAGTTACTACACTATCTCCTAGTTCAGTTAAACAGTTTGCTACAGGCAAAGGCAATGCTAATAAAGAGAAAATGTATGAAGCATTTCTGAACGAGCATAAATATGATATAAGAGAGGTCATGGGACAAGACACTTTAGATAGTCCTGTTACTGATATCGTAGACGCTTATTACGTCTGTAAAGCAGGAATTAATATATGATACTAATTTTTCTAACTTTTCTATCGGCATTGTCAATTTCAGCAATCGCCGCACTATATTCACTACTAGGACTCGCCGCTATCTTTAGTGCGGCGAAACTGCCTGTGTTACTTATGGGTGGTGTATTAGAAGTAGGTAAACTTGTAACCGCAACATGGTTATATCACAACTGGAAAAAGACACCTATACTACTTAAATCATATTTGTCTATCGCAGTTGTAGTTCTAATATTTATAACATCAATGGGAATCTTTGGTTTTTTATCAAAAGCACACATTGACCAGACAATCACAGTAGGTGATAATTCTTTAGAAATAGCACAGATAGAAACTCGTATTGATAGACAAGAAAAGCGTGTAGATGATGCAGAACTTGTCATATCACAGTTAGATGACCAAATACAAACACTCATCGAATATGACAGAATACGAGGTGATGAGGGGTCTATTGCTACAAGAGTAAAGCAGAAAGATGAACGTGCAGAACTAAACAGTATTATTGATAGTTCTATGGAAGAGATAGCAACGCTCAATAAAGAGAAACTTGTATTAAGTAAAGAGCAAATAGAACTAGAAGCAGAAGTTGGTCCACTTAAATATATTGCAGAACTTATCTATGGTGATAATGCAAAGGATCATTTCGATGAAGCAGTTCGTTGGGTCATTCTATTGCTTATATTTGTATTCGACCCTCTTGCAGTCTTACTCTTGATAGCGGCAAATCAGTCGTTAAGAGAGATAAGAAGAGTAAAGATTGATAATGAGAATATTACAAACTTTACGGAGGTTGATAGCAATGATATTGAAACCGTACAGACGCCAGAGGCGCAAACTGAAGAAATCAATACAGAGACCGAGAATAAAACTGACGAAGTTGAAACAGAGAATACTACAATCGAAGAAGAAACCTCTGAAGTAAAAATGATAGTCACAGAAGATGAACGTGAGTTGTGGGAGAAGTTTAAGACAAGAACTGAAACACCAGTAGAAAACTCAGGTATCAAAAAAGTTGACTATATAGAAGAGCAACAAAGGAAAATATAATGTTAGAAATGATAGCGGCAGGTGTATTAGCACACGGAATATACCATAAAACTATGGGTATAATGCATGACGAAAATGAAGTAAATCATGTCGAAATGGTTATGCCAGTTCAAACAATTAAACCTACTAATGACGACCAAAGTCAAGTATCATTTGTGTTTGAAGTGTGCAATCCTTCTTGTATTGATTAAAAGGAGTTAAGATGCACGAATATAAAGCAACTATGCTTAGAATTGTTGACGGAGACACAGTAGACGTTGACATAGACTTAGGGTTTGGCGTA